ACTAGTTATTTTCTTTGTTTTTCAAAGTTTCATTATGTTTAGTAAACATTCTTAATATTGTGATGAGTTCTCTATTGAGGAGAATAGTACCACCAATATTAATGGAAAATATTTATTTACGGCGGAAAATTTGAGTATACAGCTGTAGGCTTAGGCCCCTAAGACGGGTAAAGTAACGGCCGAGGTACCACTTTGACCAAGGTTTACGCGGATTTTCCCTTTATGTAGCTAAACATTTTATAAAATACAGTAAAAATTTACGATGAACAGCCTTACAGATCGTTGTGTGATTACACAACCAATAGTCACTTTCACCGGTGAAACGAAGATATTAACCACCTCACCTACCTTTCTTCAAAAGTACAGGTGATAAAAACACTGATTGTTGATCTTCCTTATTTTTGATTCGTGGGAAACCGCAGTCGAAATCTTAAATAATAGTTTCGTTCAATCAGTGCGGTGGATTGATCCCCCGATCCAACAAACGCTGTCAAGAAATTTACGTTCTAAATTTCGCTATTCGCGTATCGTCTTTTTTGCGCGTCTTAAAAATATCGGTTGATTTAGTCAACTTTATTAATTATATCGTTAAATTATTGAGCTTAAGTACAATTTTCAAAACTGTTATTGCAAGTAGCATTACTTGTAATGTCGGAAATGAGATTTTACCGCATCTCATCAAGCCGAGTAATAAATATTTAGGTAATAAAATAATACTTGAAAATCCCCCTAAAATATATTATCAAATAATAGTGTTATCTATGTTTATATTATTTAATCATAAAATAATGCACAGCATAAATGGAAATATGAACAGACAAATGATTGAGGATGTGCTTGAATCAGATAATATTATTGATATATATGAAGAAGAAGAAGAAAAAGATGGTGAGATACAGGAAATAGATATAAATTTTCATACACACTTACCACTTATCCGCCACTTTTGTCATTTTGCACCAATAGATATAGAATCTATGGATTGGCAATTAAATCAGTTCTATGATGTGTACCAACAGGTTAGTCATTTGCTTTTAGAACAACCAAATGTTGATATTATTAATGCATTCTATGATGAACATGGAGTCGAATATGCAGCAGTAATAGAGGCGATTGGATGGCAAGCAACAAAAATGGTAGAACTAAATATTGATGATATTGAAGAATGGAACGAGGTATATGATATGTTCGCAGTTGATCAAGATTGCCTTGTTCGCAAGTGTGGAATAACAATGTACAACTATTGTGAGAATTTAAATTATCACCAGTTAACGCGTCTCACACTTTGGGTTACTGATGATATTAAGGAAATGATCCCCCAATGTGATAATTTTGAAATTAATCATAATGCCACATGTTACTTACGATCCTTGGGTCCTGTTTCATTTACTAGTAATATGTGGTGCGAATCGTGTCAAATACGGAGAGCATTTGTAGCATGTTGGAAACATGGAATAAATCACAAATATTGTGATCATTTTTTGCAAAAAAGTGGTTTAGATTATTTTGATCCCCTTGGAATATTTATAGAGTGGTGTATGGGACATGATTGGTTAAGAAGACTATTGCAGCCACCATGCTTATCCGAAGAGGAAACAGTGACACCATTAAACAATATCCATTTGCTTACAATACGTTCCACTGATAGATCTCCACAATATTTACAACATGTAAGGGAACTACAACGAACACATGGACGTAGAAGCTATAGTAGCAGACAACAAATATTAGAAAATATAATAGATGAAGATAATATGTCTGCACAAGCACAACAACAAGCACAACATAACCAACGTATGCATTCTTCAAATGGTAATATTAAAAATAACTACTCTTACTACATCAAGAGATTGTGTTGTTATGGGTGTTGTTTATTTTGGTTTATATTTATCATCGAATTATCAAATCTTATACTGATGGAACTGTCACCAAGTTGTATCTTTGGCAATACTACAGCAACTGGAGAAATATCTTATGATTGTTGGTATTATAGTGATTATACCATACAACATCAGGTATCTCATACAGCATTACGCCATGACCATTTGGTTATGGAAAAAAGATCATTACAACCACAAACTAATGCAACTATATTTGAAGATGATCTACATTATTATTGTTACGTAGATGGAATCAATCGCTGTGGTAAAACTTTACGTATGTACGAAGTATCATATAGAAAACCAACACCAATGACACAAGAAATATTAGGCTGGAATCATTACTTTGGTAATGATAGTATATGCATGATATTCTCAAATAGTATCAATGACACTATGACTATATATTATAGTTATTATTGTCATTGGGTGCGCTCACATACACAAGACAGAACTTTGGTACTTACCATTAAAACACAAAGTGATAGTGTAATTACTGCAGTTTTAGCTGGAGAGTTAATGTATAATTTTTATCATAATGCTAAAATTAATGCTACTAGCTCTTATGTGCCACAAATTGTGCATTATGAAAGAGATAATACTAATTACACTGATGAAGAACCTCTTGAATTGGATGAAATAGAATTAGAAGTAGAGCCCGATGTAAATTATTTAGAAGCAGAGAATAATAAAAAATTTGAATACAATAAATATTTAGAGGAAGAAAAGAAATGGAAATTATTGCACTGCACAAACAGATATGAAAATTGTGTCCAATCATATCAACAGGGTGAGTGTGTTAACTATTTTAGTGATTTAGAGTTCCTCCTGTTTTATTCAATAATAGAAAAGTGTCAAAGAATGTTAATAGATTGTGAAAGTGATAAACAAAAATTATTTTATTCAAAAATGCAATCTGACTACTCAAGGCAAAGTATATTAGTGGAAGCAAATGATATATTTATAAATGACTTTCCAACTCATACCACATCATTAACTTTTGCGCTAATGATAACATTTTATGTATTTATATATTACAATAGTCCATTTCTATTGTTTATATATTTACTAAATTGGTTGATATCGGTTTTTTTTTATAGCATATTGATGTTATCATTAACAGTTTTTGGAGTAAAATTACTTTTGTGGCTTTTGCGCTTTTATATACCACATGTTGTCCCAAATGTTGGTTTGCCACATCAGCCATGGGTTCCATTGAATAATGAAATTGACAATGATATAAATATATTTAATATCGTTTATGATAATTTTGAACCTGGTGACTGTTTTATCATATTCCACAAATTAACATATGTTGATCCTGGCGGCAATTTTACAGCAGTATCAAGACACAACGGTTTTAATATTGGTGATATATCATGTGATTATAATACAAATCTTACGTTTAACTGTGTTAAGCATGGGGAAAATTGGGATGTATACCAATATAGTAATCGTGAATTGAGGACAGAATATATAATGAGACAGATATCACGTTTAGATGTTATTAATTTCAATTTTACTCAATATTATCGGATATTGTGTGAAATGCTGTTAAGACCAGGGCAAGTTTACGCATATGAAAATCACACAAGAGTACAATTTCCATTAATAGAGGCAGGTATTAAAGAAATTCCTATTGATGAAGGTGTAACAATACTAATGGATTTTGATTATAACATGACAACAATATTATCATTGAAACAATTTCATCCTTGCCATCAGCAAATATGTACGTACTATGCACCGCAAGCAGTTGAAAGTAGAATTATGGCTGCTATGAATGGAATGGCTAGAAAGGATGATACGTCCATAAATTTAGTACATAGGATAGCATCAAAACATCATTATATGGCTGAGGCATTAGAATATCAAAAGAAAACTGAAATGTACAATGATGTAATACATTTGAGAAAACATACTATATTGCCACTTACTAATCCTATTAGTGCCATATTTGGAATAGGTACTACATTCACAAATAGCGATGCTATAGAGAAAGTAGTAGTAAAACCACGTACTTGTTTTCATACTAATGTCTTTAGACAAAGTAAAGCGCATTCATATATTCGTTCAGATATAGATTTTTGCACACAAGTACCACAAAGTTGGTATATTTACTCATCATGTTGTCATGAACATATAGTGTATCCAAAGACTTGTGTGTGTAACGCAATCAGAGCTATTAGAAATAGACAAATTTGTGAAATATCACGAATAGATGGTAATGCCGCAAAGACTTTTATTAATGCATTGCCGGCATTATATAAGAAATTATTTCCTATTAATGCATTTGAGAAAATACAAAATCAAAAATGGCTTAATGAGATGGTTAATGCAAAGAACAGATTGTACACTAAGGCACTTGAAAAGGAAGAAAATCTCAAGGGATGTTTAAATGAGGACGACATGGAAGTCAAGGCATTCGTTAAATTGGAACCCAGTAATAAGAAAGGTGATAAACCATTGGAAGCAGCAATATTACCTGATGATTCTTTTGAGATAGATCCGAGATTAATTTCTGGTAGAAATAACGAATATAATACACAGGGTGGAATGATTATTAAAACTATATCTAAAATAATAGCCAAACTGTGGAATTTTGAAAATCCTGATGGTATCCCTCAAATTACATATTTTTCAACAGGACAAAATAAAGTATCAATTGGTAGATGGCTGGATAGGCAATTGCTTAAAAATCACCCAGTATTCTACAACACAGATTATTCAAGATTTGATGCTTCTACATCAGAATTTTTATTGAGAGCTGAAACAGAAGTGTATAAAGCTATATACCCAGATGATACTGAATTTCACCAATGGTGCTACTTACAACACAATACACATGGATCAGTATATGTGCAACAAGAAAACAGTAAAAATAAATGCAAGGTAAGTTATGGGTGTAGAGGTACAAGAAAATCAGGTGAACAAAACACTAGTCTGGGAAATACTATTGTAAATGTTTTGGTTCAAATATATGCTATGTCACTTCAAATTAATGACTTTTGGAAACAGTTTAATCAAGGTAAAATAGACATCCTAGTTTTAGGTGATGATACTGCAATTTGTTTGGATGGTATTAACTTAAACGAGATACGATATGTCAAGGACATTAGAAGACTGGGGTTGGTAATTAGACTAGAAAAACAAACACAATATACATTACAATTTTGTTCTTCTCGTTTCGTACCAGCAATAGTAAATGGTGTTCAAACACATGTTTTGACACAAAAGTTTGGGAGAAACTTGAGTAGAGCTTATACATCAACAGAGTACTATAAGTCAGACAAGGCGGCATCTTGGATTAGACAAGTATCACAGATGTATAGACAGGATTTCTCCATGGTGCCTTTCATGTTTCATTGGCATGATCAAAAATATCAAAAATATAGATCATATAATGCCAATGTTGTTGTCAAGCATGACACAAAAGATTACCCTGCACATCTGGGAATGATGGTATCACCGGATCCAGCTAGACTAGAAATGTATATGCAAGAGGTATATTCTATTAATAAAGCAGAAATGCGCTCTTTACTTAACAATCTTAGTAAAATGAAACCCAATTGGACAGATCCAATTGTGATGAAGATTATTTCAAAGGACGTATACGAAATAGAAGGTGCACATTATAAGCCATATGAAATGACCGCAGCAGAAGTATCTGCGTTATTTAAAGGAAAACCAACGACAGTCGAAATGTTAGCTGAAGATAAATTTTTATTTGTGAGAACAAATATAGATTCTCAAAATATTCAACCAGCACAAATGAAACCATTATCAATTATTGTTAAACCACTGGTTGATGCAAAAGAGGAAGAACCAGTCAAAGCTAAAAGTAAACCACTGATGGAGGTGAAAGAGGAAGAACCAGATAAAGTTAGGAACAGATCACTTGTGGATGTTGAAGTTCGTAAAACAAATATCAATAATAAGTTTGACGGCTTGAGTATGCCACTACCATTATCCATAATTTCCACGTATAATTATAATTGGAAGTTCTTGAACAATTTTGGAGTCAAGACAGTTAAACTTGGTAAACAAATAGAGAGTAAACATCCACAAATAGAATTTGAGCAAGATCTAGCAGTTTCAACAGTACAGCAATGGGCTGGTGAAATTGTTAGCTTGTATGGGTTTGATTCTACCTATTCAGATCTAAATTTGGGAAAGATTGAGAGAATAGAAGAAACAGTAGAAATCAAAGATTTTATAAATAAAAGAACATCAAATCATATACCATTGCTCTACAATCCATTGAACGTAGTAGATATTGCAGAAATAATATTGTGCATGAATATATTCGATGTAATTTTCTTTTTGCAAATCAAAACGGAAGGAGCAGCAGGTTTTTATAAAGAAATAAAATGGACTGGTAATAAAAATTTGGTTAAAATTCAAATAGCAGATGAACCTGAATATACTTCAAGATATTTCAAATTGTGCAAAGATCAAGAGTGGAAAATTGATAGATTCAAAGCACATTTGACATTGTTACAAAGTCTAGAATACCATGATCTGTGGGTTCTGGAGAAACATCTATAATTTAGTTCACAACTTCGTGGGGTTGAAAGGTGAGTGAGTACTAGGAATTTGAGGTCTGTGGTGCTAGACAGACTTTAAACTAATTTAGCAATTTAAATAGCTTGGAAACTATTTCAAAACTAATA